GTTTTTGCTTAGAAAGGTTAACATTTGCACGAAGTTGAGCAATATCTTCTTGTGAATCGATACGATCTTGAGCAATTTTGTCTGTTGCAGCTATTCTTTCACGTTCCACATTTAATTTTTTGTCTGTTTCATCATCTTTTCGCTGCATTTCCATCGCTCTAAGCTGTAATTCTTGTTCTTTTAGCCTAATTAACGGATCTTCCTGTGTATCTTGCATTGCTTCTTGCTCTTCTGCAATCATTTGCGTGGTCATTTCATTAATTAAACCTGCAATATCATTTTCCATTTGCATTTGCATAGCTTGAATTTGTTGCTGTAGCTCTTGTTGCTGTTCAGGTGACTGTGCCATCTGTATTTGCTGTTGTAATTCTTGCATAGGTTGCATAAATTTTTCTTGTACAACCTCTCTAGCTTGTAGTGATGTATGTTCAGCTATGTGTGATTGTAAAATTGACATAACCACAGGGTTGTTTTTTACTAAAACAGAAGACATAAAACCTCTATGAGCGTTTATGTGTGCATCATGATTTTGTCTTGGAAATGCTTTTAGTTGCATGCCTTTTAGAGATCCAGCGTTTTCCATACCAGGGTCCATCGGTGCAGGTCTTGGTGGTAAAGGTAAAATCGCTTGTATATCCGTTACACCCAAAGCAGTGTACATTCTTCTGTAAGCCTCATATACATTGTGAGCTTTAGGATTGCTTTGAGCTAATTGTAACTGTGTTTGTGCAAGTACAACTCTTTGTGCCACAGAAAAAATGTTTGGATCAGATACTGGTAATATATCTACTCTGCCATCAAAGTCTTGTTGCTTTATTTGTGATGGTCCTCCTTCTACTTCATAAGGATACATCGTAGGTAGGTATTCTGCGAATATCTGTGCTAGTAATTGAAATTCTATTTTTTGTCCGTAGTGTAGTCTTTTGTGAATAGCGGACATTACTTTTGTCCCACGCTCCATCAAAGCCATTGTTGTGCCTACAGGCGCATTTGATCCTAAGTTTTCACCTATCTTTTGATCTGCTACAGTTGCAAACCTTGTTGCTGTTTGCACGACAAAACCAAGTAGAGCATACAATGTCTGACTTGGCTCTTTATAAGGTAATGGTAAAAGTCCTGCACGTAAATCCCCACTAGGAGCATCTACATCTCTAAACTCACCTGGCTGTAAAGGGCTGTCATCATCACGAATACGTAGACCTCTTGCTTTAAATCCAGCAGGTAAATTTGATAGGGTACCTGCATCAATCAACTGTCTTAAAGCTGCGGTAGCAGTTCTAGACAATCCACCAAGCATGTGAACTAAACCAAAGCCATAAAAACCTAAACCTGGTAAAAATTTAAAATGTACAAAGTATTGATCTTTTCTAGCTAACGGATCATTCTCACGGTAGTTTCTGTAAATTGATAAAACTTTAGCAGATCCCTCATCAACCGTTACTATGTAAGGAAGTTTAACACCATTATCCTCTTCAAATCCTGGTAAGTCTAAATCACAGTGTACTTCAAGAAGTGTAAAGTTATCATTTTGATAATCATTTTTTTGTAAACCAGATATTTCTCTTTCTTTATTTAATACTGTGTCTTCTTCCGTAGACATTTGTAATTCTACGTCTCTGTAAAAACCTGATACAACCATCTTTTTAATTTCATTTTCAGATCTTCTAATTACGTGTGTAACTCTTTCTGATGATTGTAAATCAGTAGCGTTATAAGGGACCACAAGATCATCTGCAGGCACAAACTTAGAAACTGCTCTTCCAATGTTTGTATCGAAATAAACTTTTTTAAATGCTGACCCTGCTAAAGGTAAGTGAAATAACATCTGATCTAGCTCTGGATCATATTCTTCCATCACATGCATAATTTGATAGTTCATAAATTCTTGAACTCTTTCAGCTTGTTGTTGTTTCAGTGTGTCTTCTTTACCTACAATCTGTGATCTTACTGGTCCACCAGCAGGTAGTAGTTCTCTGTAAGCCTGTGCTTGAAATTGTGTTACAGCTTCAGCTAACACAGGGTGTGTTACACCACTTGCGCCCTGAAACGGCTGTGATCTTTCCTCGTATTTAAAACCTAATAAATCTAATCCTTTTGTATATGTTTCTTCCCAATCTTTTCTTGATGTTTTATCCTCGTCATACTTTCCAATTAGCTCACTTGCAATATTCATTAAATCATCTTCCGACATAAACTCAGCTAAGTTTGATCCAAAAGCCATTTGTGGTTCTTCTGGCACTCCTCCAATAACTGCTGATCCATCATCCATGAGCTGGACATTTGGGTCTTGTTCGGGTCCTATTTCTATATCAATTGGGGTAGCTCGCTCTATAGCTTCTTCTGTTTTTATTGGTTTTTCAACTACCATGACTCTCCTTACTTATACGCTTTAAACAATTGTAGCATTTCTGGTGTAATTTCCATAGTGAAAATTGGTCTACTATCATAGACTCTTTCTGTTTCTGTGGCAATCCTATATCTGCCTCCTTCTTTGTCAACAAGGTCATTAGCAATATTTTCTGCCTGTCTAAAAGTGTCTCCACTTCCCATAACAACACCTGTGTCTTGATCAACAATATTATACACATCTCTTACCCTAGGAGTTTCTGTGGCTACATTTGCTATTTCTATCTTTGATCCGTACTCATTTGCTATCTTTTTAAAAATGTTTTCCATGACTCCAGTGAAGTGTGCTCCCTGTTCATTTTTAACATCAGGTCCTCCGTAAAACTCCTCTGTTCCTATGCCTCTTAAATCTGATTGTTGAAGCGTTGCACCTTCATTACCACCTGCAAAATCTTGTTCAAACCTTCTTTGCCTATTTTCAAGATCCGCTGCACGCTCTGCTGCTGGTGTTGCCGCTCCACCTGGTTGAGTATAATTTGATTTAATTTGTGATCCAGACATGTATGAAATATATTTTGGTGCATTAGGATCCTTCTCAACAAATAGTCTGTGTGCCGCCTCTGCAACAGCTTGTTTCACTGCAGCATCGGCATACTGTACCCTATCTTTAAGAGGGACATCAGGATATAATTTCTGCATGAGATCTTTTGAAATGTTGTTTGTCATTTCATCCATAATTTTTTTCTGCATTTGTTTTACAGAATTGTAATAATTAAGATCGCCTTCTGTAATACCAAACGCAAATTTCTGTGATGATGCTTTTAATTGTTGGTTGATTTCTTTTAATTGATTAAATTGATCTATTAATTCTTCTTTTGTTTTTCCAAGAGGTCTTACAACTCCACCTGTTTCTTTAAAATACTCAAGTAATTCTTTATCTCTCATACTGTCAATTGACATATTACGGTCAGCCATAATTTTTAATTTACCTGCTATATTTCTAGATTTTGTTCTTAAGCTTTGTAGAATATCTGATTGTAATTCATCTATCGTTGTTGTTATTATTTCTTTTTTCTGTGGTGATACAAAACTATCTAATCTTTGTTTTTCTGCATTATATTCATTTTGTAATCTTTTAATTTGTTTTTGCTTTGCATCGATCTGACCCATTACAACATTATACGCTTTACCAGAAGTCAATCTTCCTGCTGATGAATCAACAAGTCTTTTTACAGTTGCACTAACTCCTTCCAAATCTTGTGGATCAAGTTTAGCTATTGGATCAGCAAAAAGTTTTTGTATTCTGTCTTCTATACCTTTAAGTTTTGTTTGATCAGCTATCATGGCTGGTTGTATTATTTCACCAGTCTTTTTATCTACGATCTCTCCTGGTATGATAAAAGCAGGTCTATCTGTTTGTCGTGTCCAGAATAATGTATAATTACCGTCCGTATCGGCTGAGCCACCAAATTTATGATTATCAGCGCCACCAGGCACAGAACCTGGATCACCTCGAAGTTGATCTTTCTTAACTCTAAATACTCTTTCTCTGTAAGAGTTTGCTAAAGCACCATCCATGATTGCAGTGCTTGGATATGCTGGGTCTTTGTATACAGCTTCACCTTCTATTTGAACTCTAGATCCAGTATTAGGATCGAAGAAATCTCTAGATGCTTGATTTATTTTATCAGAACGAAAACCATACGCATCCATAAACACAGATCTTATTGGTGATTGATTTGCAATACGTCTTAAGTCTTGTGAAAAAATTGGTTCACCTGCTTGTGATTTTGATTTTATGTAAGGAATAACTTTTGCATCATCTAGCTCGTCTGTTCCTACCCCCGATTGATTCATGTAGTTTCTAAAAGAATCTTCATTTTGAAAAGACTCTGGTGCACCACGTCTACTTAAAGCTAAATCAAAATTAGAATAAAAAACTTCACCAGGATATGTTTCTGGAAAAGCTGTGCCAGGATATAATTTTTCTAAAGTTTCTTTTTGTTTTTTTGTAGGACCAAACAAACTTTCAACATCCATACCTTCTTTTCTGTAAGCTGGTGTTTCACCAAATAGCCCTTTAATAAATTTTCCAACACTTGCCTTCACTGGTATCATATCTCCTACTAGTCCTCCTTGATTAAAAGTTGCTGCTTCTTTAAACATTTTTTCATAATCTTTTTTGTTTTTTGCAATCCTATTAGCTGCTTTAATTGCTTGGTTTACATCTTTTTGTGTAACTGCGCCAGCGTCCATTGCTTCTATCATCAAGCTAGATATTTTTTCATCTATGGGCATCGCTCTACCAATTGTTTGACCAGGAGCTATTTCTCCTTGTACACCAATCGTTTTCATAGCATTGTCTATTTCAACAAGTTTTTGATAATCACTTTCTAATCCATCTCTTGCATATCTATTATAATAAATTCTTGCTTGTGATTCTAAACCAGCTTGCATGTAAGCATTGTATTCCGATATATCAATTATTAACTGAGCAGGGTCAGCACCAGTTCCAATCTTATCTTTACCAACAAAATTACCAATACCTTGAGTGATGTATTTGTGTGCTATCTGTAAACTTGTATTAACATTACCTATTTTCCCTTCAGCAGCAGTTCCCACACGTATTTTTTTAAATATCTTATCTAAAATTGGCTTAAGTGTTTTTTGTGCCTCGATCCTTGTTTCATCAATTTTTTTAAATTTTTGAAATTGTGTGTAAAGTTTACCACCTTTTTTTATATCTTTAGGTTTGTAAAGTTTAAAAAATTCTTCAATAGATAAATCTGGTCTTGTTCTTTCTATATTATTAAAAAATCTAAATTCTGTAGTTTGATTTATGTCCCTCAAAGCTTTGTCTTTTGCAAAGTTTTTTTGATAATATTTTAAAACATTATTTCCATGATCAGACGTACCTTTAAATGCACTTAATTCATCCCTAGATAAAATTTTTAATTCAGGATTTGTATCATTGTGTGCTTTTCTTCTTCTTTCTAAAAGATCATAGAATGAATCACCTATACTATCTCTAGATTTACCCTCTACTTTTTCAACAGCATTACGAAAAGCTTGTTTAACAGCGAAAGGATCGGTTATGTCAATTTCTTTACTTGCTAATACTTTATCAAACTCATCTTGAATTGGTTTTATTCTATTTTTTATTAATCTTTCAGCCGCATCTCCTTTTTCAAGACCTAGGTATTGAGCGAAGTTACGTAATTTTTGGTACGTATCAACATTGTATCTATTTCCTGCAACGTCTGTATAAAAATATTTAGCTAAATCTTTATTCATGTTTTCTCTAATTGTCTCGCTAGGCATGGTAAAAAAGTTGTCCATTATATATTTTTGCCCTTCTGGCTTTAAAACTGATTCTCTAGAGGGAGCTATGTCTCTAACTTTTAATAAACCTTTTTGTTCAGCAGTTGTTATTAATTTATTTGCTTGTTCGTCGCCAACGCCAGAGAAAAATTTTCTCTGTCTTTCTCTGGATTTTGAACCTAACTTACCTGGTGTATTCGCTTTTGTTTGATATAAATATGTATCATAGTATGTAGCAAAATTTTGTAATGTTTTATCATCAAGTAAAGCATTAGGAGATTTTAAAGTTTCTATAAACTGTGTTGGTTTAATACCAGTGCTTTTTTCAAAAGCAGAAAGGTTTTTATTTAAGTATCTTGTAAATTTTTCTTTTTCTTGTTTTGTAAATAAATTTTGTATTGTGCCTTGTACTTCGTCTGGTAAATCATTGTAGAACGTAGCTAACTCTGCAAATTCATCATCTCTAAAATCACCGATTCTATTTCTCATTGATTCTACAGTATCTTCGCCTACTCTTTTTGCGCCCACTGATCCTTTAAAAAATTGTTCTTCCATTAATTTTTTTTGTGCTTGCGTTGCTGCTTTTGTTGCTTGTGCAGATTTTGCTGCTGGACCAAGACCAGGAAATGGTAAGATATCTAATAAAAAGAACCGTACACCTAATCTTTGTTCTGGTGTTAGATCTTCAAAATCTACGCCCTCATTCATTCTCTCACCCGCTCGTCTTGCATCGCCAAACATCATGTCAAAAACACTACCAATCTGTGCGCCTGCTCTTTTCATCTCAGGCACGAACCCTCTTTCAGGTACAAATGTCTGGCCACCTGTTACGGGGTCATAGACTGTCTGGCCTCCACCAGCTTTCATACTGTCTGTAAAACTTACTGGATTTTCAGGCGTGATGGCACCAAGAGCGCTTACACCTTCGCTTGACGGAGTTGGATAAAACTTTTTTGCTCCGAGTTTCGTGGCTTCTTGTGCAAGGTAATCAAAAGGTCGACCAACGGCTGTATCTACAAAGTCTTTTGCAAAACCACCAAAGGTGCCAAGACCTGTTCTAAAATCTTGCATTGGCTGACTTTCGTAAATAGATTGTAACCCTTGACCAATTCTTTCAAGTGTTTCATCACCAAATTTCTTTTGCACTAGTAGTAACTCCTCTCTTCAATGTACATAGGTTCATCAATGTAATCAGACTCCAGCTGGATAAAGTTACCCTGTCTGAATCGCAACAACGCTTGTGTCGTTGAATCAACTAAATCGTCATGATCACCATAAGGGAAAGCAGCGCATTCTTCAATCACTTCTTCTGCCCAACGTTCATCGGGCGTCCATACTTGTCCCGCTTCAAAGAGGGGAGCTACGGAGTTTACACGCACGTGCTTATCATTGCCCTTACTAGGCGTATAAGTAACTACTGGAATTCCAACTTGCCGTAGCTCTTGTGTTAAAGGCATACCAGAAGCTTTCGCTTCGATCAAGATTGTTTCGGGTTCCCAGTACTTATATTCTTCAAGCGCTATCTCTTTTAACTCAGGAAAGTCCCAACGACCCTTTCTTGCTTTTAAAAGTATGATGTGCGGTGGTCCGTGTTCCACGGGCCGAAAGACACCCCACGTTGTAATCGCACTAAAGTCTGCTGTCTCTTTTTTACTGAACGCTGTATCATAACTTTGTATAACATGCATGAGAGGTGGTATGTCATCCTTTGGCCACATTTTCCACCACTCTCGTTTAATGATTGATCCTTCTTCTGACACAGGTTTTTGTTGCCATTGTGCTTGCCACTTCTGTTCTGATAAAGAA